AGCAGTTGCTGACGAATTGACCGAAAAAGTAAACAGCTACCTAAACTACGTTGTTGAACAATGGGTCGAAGATAACAAACTTGCTATTGAATCAGGTCTACGTACCGAAGTCATGGAAAGTTTCCTCGCTGGTATGCGCGAAGTTTTTGTCGAGCATTATGTCGAGATCCCTGAAGACAAAGTAAATGTCGTTGAGTCTATGGACGCTCGCATTGCTGAGTTGGAAGAAAAGCTGAATGAGCAAATCAACCTGAATTTAGAAATTGCTGAACAAGTAGCGTCTTATCAGGCTGAACAGGCATTCGCTGAAGTTGCTGAAGGTCTAACTGATACTCAGAAAGAAAAACTAGCTACCCTTGCTGAAAGCATCGACGCCAGTTCTGTTAAAGAGTATGCTGAGAAACTAAGCATTATCAAAGAATCCTATCTGTCTGTTAAGAAAGAGTCACAAGCTCAACAGCAGCTTACGGAAGAAGTTGAAGTCGTGCAAGAAGAAACAGCTAAGAAATCTGGTGATCCAACGATCAACAAATACGTAGCTGCTATTTCGCGTACAGTCAAGAACTGATTATTATAAATAACTATACCAATTCCTATTTCAAAGGACAGGAGAATAAAGATGTATCTTAACGAAGAAATCCAAAACAAGTGGGCACCAGTTCTAGAACACGCTGATTTGTCACCAATCAAAGACTCACACCGTCGTTCTGTAACTGCTCAGTTGCTAGAAAACACCGAAAAAGCTCTCCGTGAAAACGGTGGCTTCTCACCACGCTCATTGCTAGAAACCAATGCTGCTGGCGGTCCAACCAACGCAATGAACTCATATTCGCCAAGCGAAATCGACACTTACGATCCAGTTCTAATTTCGTTAGTTCGTCGTGCAATGCCAAACCTAGTTGCCTATGACATCTGCGGCGTCCAGCCAATGACAGGTCCAACTGGCTTGATCTTCGCAATGCGTTCGCACTATGCCAACCAGCAAGGTACAGAAGCTTTCTACAACGAAGCTAATACTGAGTTCGGTGGTACAACTACTGCTGCTGCTAACTCCGTCGGTCTAAACGACGTTGGTACAGTTCCAGGCGTCTCAAACAACGCTGGTACAAACACCTATAACTTCACTGGCGGTCTAACAACTGCTCAAGCTGAATCGCTAGGTAACAGCACACAAGCCTTCGCTGAAATGGCTTTCTCGATCGACAAGGTTTCTGTTGTTGCCAAGTCGCGCGCTCTAAAAGCTGACTACTCGATGGAACTTGCTCAAGATCTTAAAGCTATCCACGGTCTTGACGCTGAAACCGAACTAGCCAACATTCTTTCGGCTGAAATTCTTGCTGAGATTAACCGCGAAATCATCCGTACTATCAACGTAACAGCTACAATCGGCGGTACTTCAATCGTATCCCCATTCACTGCTGCTGACGGTGTAACTACTGCTGGTCGTTTCAACCTAGACGTTGACTCTAACGGTCGTTGGTCGGTTGAGAAGTTCAAGGGTCTAATGTTCCAAATCGAGCGCGAAGCTAATGCTATCGCAAAACGTACCCGTCGTGGTAAGGGCAACATGCTAATCTGCTCGTCAGACGTAGCTTCTGCTCTTCAAATGGCTGGCGTTCTTGATTACACCCCAGCTCTTAACAGCAACAACCTACAAGTTGATGATACTGGCGCTACTTTCGCTGGCGTTCTAAACGGTCGCATCAAAGTTTACATCGATCCATACACCACTGGTAACTACCTAACTATGGGTTACAAAGGTGCTTCTGCGTTCGATGCTGGTCTATTCTACTGCCCATACGTTCCTCTACAAATGGTTCGTGCGGTTGGTGAAGATACCTTCCAGCCAAAAATCGGCTTCAAGACCCGTTATGGCGTCGTAGCAAATCCATTCTCACGTGGTGCTACTGCTTCTGACGGTACATTGATCCAAGACTCCAACGTTTACTACCGTCGTCTCATCGTAGACAACCTAATGTAATCTTGGTTGTTACAAACTCAAAAGCCACCTTCGGGTGGCTTTTTTGTTACCTAAATAATAGGTGCTATCTGGGAAACTACTATGAGCGTCGTAAACGAACCTACAAATAAAAACTTTCTGTCACCTCTCGGCTTTACATTTTCCGTAAAGAGATTGCCGACTGTCAACTTCTTTGTAACTAGAGTTACACTTCCTGGTGTATCATTAGGTACAGCAGAAACACCTACTCCGTTTATTACTATTCCTAGACCAGGAAGATTGCAGTTTAGCGAACTACAAGTTACATTTAAGGTCGACGAAGACATGAAAAACTATAAAGAGATTTATGGTTGGATGAATGCTCTCGGTCGCGTAGATGGATTTGAATCATATTCGTCGATTGCTGCTGCAGAAAAAACTAGCGGAGCTGGTATTTACTCTGATGGTTTGCTTGGTATTTTAACTTCTGCGATGAATCCAAATATACTTGTGACATTTGCTAACATGTTTCCTAGTTCTATTTCTGATTTAGAATTTAATTCACAATTGGCTGACGTAGAGTATCTCGAAGCGACTGCTACATTTAGATTCCAGTCGTTCAAACTAGAAGACGCATAATTTTACTAATTCGCTATTGTAGCGTATAATATGATGGAGTACTCTCCATCTATGGATATATCATGAAACTTGAAGAAATCTTTGAAATGTGGGCTAAAGACAGCGACATCGATCGTACCGAACTTGGTAAGGAATCGCTGAGAATCGCAAAACTCCACTACAACTATTATCGCATCTTCTCTAATGAGCGTCTACTGCTCAAGAAGATGGAGACCGAGCACAAGCAACTTTACAAAGATAAAGCTGAATGGTTCAACGGAATCATGGAACCAGACCGTCTAAAAGAACTTGGCTGGCAACCTAACTATCTAAAGATTATGAAGTCGGAACTACCGATGCATATTGACTCAGACTCAGACATAATCAAAAGTACATTAAAGATCGCCGTTCAACAAGAGAAAGTTGACGTGCTAGAGTCAATCATCAAATCACTAAATGGTCGTGGCTATAATATCAAGTCAGCTATCGACTGGGAAAAGTTTAAGACTGGCATGTAATGAGTAAGATTACCTTAGAACCAATCGACGAAGCGTTCATTCGATTCAACTGCGAGGCATGGCTTGCGCAGGAATTGTCAGACCACTTTACGTTCATGGTTCCAGGTGCTCAGTTTATGCCAGCTGTTCGTAACAAAGTCTGGGATGGTAAAATAAGATTAGCCAACCTAATGACTAAGTCGATCTATAAAGGGTTGATTCCTTACATCGTAAAGTTCGCACAAGACCGCGACTACGAAATAGAAATACATAAAGACTTGCACGTAACAAGCGACGAAACCGACGAGGACTTTGATAAGTTTATCACTTCGTTGAAACTACCATTCAACCCACGTCAGTATCAGGTCGATGCATTTATGCACGCAGTAAGAAACCATAGAGGCATGATGCTTTCACCTACTGCTTCTGGTAAGTCGCTCATCATCTATATGGTAAGCAGGTGGTTCAAGAAACAGCGCAAACTAATCATCGTTCCTACTACTTCGCTCGTCTATCAGATGCAATCTGACTTCGTTGGCTATGGTTGCGATGAGAAAGACATACACATCATTATGTCAGGTAAAGAAAAAGAATCAGATGCTCCGGTCGTTATTACTACATGGCAGTCAATTTACAAACTACCAAAAAGCTGGTTTGAGCAGTTCGGTGTTGTAATAGGCGACGAAGCGCATTTATTCAAAGCTAAGTCACTTGCTTCAATTATGGAGAAGCTGAACGAATGCAAGTATCGCTTCGGGTTTACTGGTACGCTAGATGGTACACAGACTCACAAGCTAGTTCTTGAAGGGTTATTTGGTGCAGTAAAGAAAGTCACTACGACCGCCAAACTGATTGAAGATAATCATCTCTCAGCATTCAAGATTAAGTGTCTGGTTTTGAAGCACTCAGATGCTGAAAAGAAACTGATGGCACGAAAGACTTACCAAGAGGAGATGGATTATTTGGTGCGTCATGATGGACGTAATAAGTTTATTAGCAAACTGACTCTCTCACTCGAGGGTAACACGCTGGTACTATTTCAATACGTTGATAAGCATGGTAAAGATTTATACAAGCAGATAAAAGATAAAGCCCATGACAAGCGTCATGTATTCTTCGTACATGGTGGCGTAGACGGCGAGGATCGCGAAGCTATTCGTCAGATCGTTGAGAAAGAAAAAGACGCTATCATTATCGCGTCGTATGGTACGTTCTCCACAGGGGTAAATATTCGTAACCTACATAATATAGTATTCTCTTCTCCTACCAAGTCGATGATTCGTACACTACAATCTATCGGTCGTGGTCTTCGTCTTGGTGATGATAAAGAAGAAGCGGTTCTCTATGACATCTCTGATGACCTGAGAACCAAATCGTGGACCAACCACACAATGAATCATTTCGCCGAGCGTATTAAGATTTACACCGACGAACAATTCCAATATAAGATTTACCCAATTGAGATTTAATTATGAAAAATATGTTTATACTAATGAAGCTAAGTGATTCCGATAATTTTATTGTCGGCGAATTGAAAAACGAAACCGAGGGAGAAATCATCATAGGTTATCCTATCAGTATTCGATTACAGCCAAATGCTATGGGAACCACTTCTGTTTCAACAACAAAGATGATGCCATTCAGTAAGAATAATTTGGTTGCTATTATGAAGCCAAAGATCGTTGCTATGAGTAAGCCAAATGAAAAGATTATTGGCTATTACACTAACTTCGTAGAGAAGTATGCTAAGATATATGATGAGCTTCTTGAAGATGATATCCTCGGGGTCAAGGCTCAAGAGGGTGAACTTCCAGATGAACTGGATGATGAAATCGAAGATAACGTTGTGACGTTTAAGCTACCAACTTCTAATAACTCCGTGCATTAATATATCAACGGGAGTACACCTAATATTATACTGTTAAACTGGTAATTAGTAAAGTAATTTTACTAATGGCAACAAAAGTAATATAATAGGTGAATGATAAAAGGAATTAAATGAAACAGCCAGCCCCACCCAAGTCAAATCACTATGTAAGTAACATCGAATTCTATGCAGCGATGAAGGACTACAAACAAGCCTGTCGCGAAGCTGCGGAGCAGGGTTTACCGAAACCACAGATACCAAAGTATATTGGTGAGTGTCTTTATAAGATCGCGAACAAGTTATCATATAGACCCAACTTCATCAACTACTCGTACCGCGATGAGATGATTGCTGATGGTCTAGAAAACTGCATCACTTATTTCGATAACTTCAATCCTGATAAATCCAACAATCCATTCTCTTACTTTACTCAGATTATCTACTATGCGTTCCTGCGTAGAATCCAAAAAGAAAAGAAACAGGTCTACGTCAAACATAAAGTATATCACCAACAGATGGTCGATGGCGCAATGCATCACCTACAAGAAGGAAACTCTGGTGAAGATTTCGATGTATCAGTAATGGAAGATACCGACTACATTAATGATTTCGTGAAGAACTTCGAAGACAAGATCGAAGAGAAAAAGAAAGCCAAGACTGCAAAGGTCAAAAAGTCCATTGACACGATTCTCACCGAATCTTTTACTAATGACCCTGAATAGGGTATAATATCTTATAATGAAAATTGCTATTTTAACTGACCAACACTTCGGTGTTCGCAATGACAACGTCGCCTTTTATGACTACCAAGCGAAATTCTATCGCGAGGTAGTTTTGCCATACATAGACGCTAACGATATTAAAGTTGTCTGGGATGGCGGTGACACATTCGACCGTCGTAAGTATATTAACTTCCACTCACTTAAAGCTGCCAAGGATATGTGGTTCGATGAACTGCGTACACGTAACATTCAGCTTTATACTATCGTGGGTAATCACACTGCATATTATAAGAACACCAACGAAGTCAATACGATGGAGTTGCTGTTCGCTGACTACGAAAATATGCATATCGTGTCTGAAGCCAAGACTCTTAACTTTGATGGACTCGACGTAGCGTTCCTACCTTGGATATGTTCTGGTAATTATCAGTCGTCTATGGACTTCATCAACGATACTCCCGCTCAAGTCCTAATCGGTCACCTAGAGTTGGCTGGCTTCGAAATGTATAAGGGTGTTGTTGGCAACGACCATGGCTTCGACTCGAAACTATTTGATAAGTTTGACGTTGTAATGTCAGGTCACTTCCATCACAAATCCACCAAAGGTAATATCAACTATCTTGGTGCACCGTATGAAATGACTTGGTCGGATTATAACGATCCCCGTGGCTTTCATATATTTGACACAGAGTCGCGTGAGCTGACGTTCATACAAAATCCATTTCCTATGTTTCACAAAGTCCTGTATGACGACGTGAATAAAACTATGGAAGAAGTCATCGAACAAGACTTCAGTGACTTTAGTAATTCGTTTGTAAAGCTGATTGTTCGCAACAAGACTAATCCTTACTGGTTTGATATCGTCGTTGACAAGATTGAAAAGACTGGTGTTCTTGATCTACAAATCGTAGAAGACCATCTCAACCTCGACCTAGAAGATGACGCTGACATCGTCGACGAAGCCGAAGACACGCTGACTATCATGCGTAAGTTCGTCGCCCAGTATCTACCTGAAACTGAACAAACTATGGCTAAAGACCTTAACAATCTACTAACTGAATTATATCAAGAAGCACTCAGCGCGGAGCGTGAAGCATGATAAACTTCAAAGTAGTTCGCTGGAAGAACTTCCTGTCAACTGGCAACGTGTTTACCGAAGTCAAGTTGGATAAATCCAAGTCCACGTTGATTGTCGGTCAGAATGGTGCAGGTAAATCTACCATCCTTGACGCTATCTCGTTTGCGTTGTATAATAAGCCATTCCGTAAGATTAACAAACCGCAGTTGATTAACAGCATCAATAATAAAGACGCTGTTGTAGAAATTGAGTTTACGGTTGGTCGCGATGAATATAAAGTTGTTCGTGGTATCAAACCTAATCTGTTTGAGATCTACAAGAATGGCGCGATGTTTAATCAGGATTCAGCTAATCGTGATTACCAAGAGTTCCTAGAAAAGACTATTTTGAAACTGAACCATCGTTCGTTCTCTCAGGTAGTTGTTCTTGGTTCATCAACGTATGTGCCATTCATGCAGCTGCCAGCGCACCAACGTCGCGAAGTAATTGAAGATCTACTTGACATTCAGATCTTTACTTCTATGAACAATATTCTAAAAGAAAAGGTTGCTTCTAATAAAGTAGAAGTGGCAGATACCAAGTATGCTGCTGACCTATGTTCTGAAAAGATTGCAATGGAACAGAAGTATCTTGCGAGCGTTCGTAAAGATAAAGACACGCGCATTGAAGCTAACAATGCAAAGATTAAAGAAATCGCAAAGACTATCGTCGAACTGCGCGAGTCAATCAAAGACTATCAAAACGAGTATGTTGCTCTCGAACTTGGTGTTAGCGACGAAGCTGAAGTGTTACAGAAAGCCAACGAGCTTTCAGATAATCGCGTTCGTCTATGGGATCGTATGTTCTTGCTTGAGAAAGAAATCAAATTCTTCCACGACAACGAAAACTGCCCTACATGTAAGCAGGGTATCGCGCATGACTTTAAGGAGTCAGCGGTAAGTAACAAGAATGCTACTCTAGTTTCTATCAAAGGAGAACTAGAAATTATCGACGGCGACCAGACTCAAGTGACTGCTCGTCTTGATAATATCAAACAAACTCGTCAGGCGATGATTAAAGCAAACGAACAAATCAAAGTAGTGACAGCTCAAATTGAATCTGAGAAACGAAACTACAAAGCACTAGAAACTGAAAATGCTTCTTTGTCCGTAGAACAAGATACAACCGAGTCGACTGCTACGTTGCTTGCGTTGAAAGAAGAACTAGCAGAAATCGAATCTAAACGTGAGATGCTATCAAAACGAAACGCTGTTCTGTCTGCTGCTTCTGCTCTACTCAAAGACGGTGGTATCAAGACCAAGATTATCCGCCAGTATATTCCTATCATGAATAAACTGATTAACAAGTATCTGGCTGCGATGGACTTCTTCGTTCACTTTGAGTTGGACGAGCAGTTTAATGAAAAGATTAAATCTCGTTTCCGCGATGAGTTCTCATACAACTCGTTCTCCGAGGGCGAGAAGATGCGAATCAATCTGGCTGTATTGTTCACTTGGCGTGCTATCGCTAAGATGAGAAACTCAGCAACCACCAATCTGTTGATTATGGACGAGGTATTTGATAGTTCGCTCGACGGTGTTGGTACAGACGAGTTCTTGAAGATTCTAAATAATCTCACTGCGGATAACAACACATTCATTATCTCGCATAAAGGCGATGCTCTATACGACAAGTTCCATAGCATCATTAAGTTTGAGAAACAAGGCAACTTTAGTAGGATGGTATAATTATGAAAGTGGGATTCACTGCATCAGCGTTCGATCTATTACACGCAGGTCATGTTGCTATGTTAGAAGAAGCAAAAGAGAACTGTGATTGGTTGATTGCTGGTCTTCAAACTGATCCGACTATCGATCGTCCTGAAAAGAACAAACCAATACAAACTATCACCGAAAGATTCATTCAACTTCGTGCATGCAAGTTCGTAGACGAAATCTATGTTTATGCCACCGAAGCTGACTTGATGGATTTGTTAGCTATCCTGCCGATTGATGTTCGTATTATCGGTTCTGACTATATCGGAAAAGATTTCACTGGCAAGCAGTTCTGTATTGATAATAATATCGATATCTACTATAATCGCCGAAGCCATAAACTAAGCACTTCAGAACTGAGAAACCGACTATCAATCGCGTAAGTCGTTGATTTTTAAGGTTATTTTACAAAATACCCAAATTAGGGTATAATAGTACCATATATTATGGAGATACAAATGATTGTAGTAATTCCCACATTCATGCGCGAAGACAATCAGAAATGTTATAATGCTATGCCACCCGAAATTCAAAGTCGGGTGGTTCTTGTCACACATTCAGGTCGTGCTGAACTTCTTAAACAAAACAACCCAACTGCTAAGGTAGTTGATTTGGGTCAGACTGACGGTATCGCCGATGTCCGCCAGAAGGTCATCGAAAAGTTCCACGGTACTGGTGCGACTAAGGTAATGATTATTGACGATTCTTGCACGTTCAAGAAGCGCGATGAAAACATGAAGCTAGTCAATATGGAAGTCCAAGACTGGTATGATATGTTCAAAATGGTTGACGCTAATCTTGACACGTATCCGATGGTTGGTATCTCCGACCAAGGCGGAAACAATCGAGTGCTAGAAGATGTAAAAGAAATCGGTCGCTCGTACAGCTGTTATGGTTTGAATGTCGCTCATTTATTTGAGCAAGGTATTCGATTTGATGGTATGTACCAGAAAGACAAAGAGATTAAACTCTACGAAGATTTCTATCTGATTCTAAAACTCCTTACCACTGGAAACAAGAACGCTATTATTTACAAGTATGCGTTCAATCATCCGCATGGTCGTAAGGGTGGAAACTCTACTGTCCGTACTAACGAACTACAAAAGAAATGTATTCTTTCGCTAGTCAAGGAATTTCCTGGACTGGTAGAATTAGTTAAGAAAGAAAATCCATCTTGGAAAGCTGGTCTGAATGATGAAGACGAGTTCCGTTGGGAAGTTAAGATTTCTTGGCAGGAAGCTTACAAGCGTGGATTGCAGGGTGAAGTCGCTTCGCTAGAGGACTTCTTCTCGTGATATATGTTGTAGATCTTGATGACACTATCTGTTATCCCGACCATTCTAAGACGGATACATATAGTAAGTACAGCCTAGCAAAACCAAATGACAAGGTCATTGAGAAGCTTCGCTGGCTTAAATCGGAAGGACATACTATCATTATTCATAGTGCACGTAGAATGTTGACTCACAAAGGTAATCTCGAAGCAATTGAGAATGATGTTGGTAGTATAACTCGTCAATGGCTTACAGAATACGCTGTACCTTATGATGAATTGATTTTTGGAAAGCCATACGGCGATTTTTATATTGATGACAAAGCGGTGAATGTAAATGACTTTTGTTGATGCAGTGGTAATCCCAGCAGCAGGTGCAGGTTCTCGATTCAATGAATTGGGAAAGCAGTATCCTAAGTGTTGCTTGCCATATCAAGAAAAACCAATTATTCGACATATCGTCGAGAGAACTATGCATCTCGGAAAAGAGGTGCGTATTATCACATCTAATCAAGAACAAGAAGATGCGATTCGTTATGCGCTGGAATTAAATGGTAAGATTGACAAGGAAATTAAATTCTTCAAGGTCGATCTTTCTTTGGTGCAGGGTCCAGCTACTTCGTTGTATGCTGGCTTACATGACCTAGATACCGCTATCGTATTCCTTAGCGATGCCATTCCTGTTCTACCAGATTCCCTAGACCATGATGCTAACAAAGTCTATACTTCTATCGTTACTGATTGGGCGAGATGGTGTATGGTTAAAACGGTTGACTCGAACTCAATCAAGTTCTTTGACAAACCGCAAGATCGACCACCGACCAACACTGCAGCTTGTGGCGTGTACTCGCTCAAGAATGTTAAAGATTATATCAAAGCGTTCGAAGATTTACAACACAGCGGAGAAACTCAGTTTTCTCATGTGTTCGAAAGAATGCAATATCGTTATGGCTGTTCGTTCCAAGCACCTATTTGGAATGGCGAACTGCTAGACTTTGGGACACTGTCAGAATATATCGCGAATCGCTCTATTAGAAAAGAGCGCGTGTTTAATAACATAACAGTTAATGATATTGGAAACAATACTAAAATTGTTACAAAGCGTTCCACTGATACTGCTAAGTTGATGGCAGAAGCTAGTTTCATTCAGAATCTACCACAGAAATATTCTGTGTACTATCCTCGCGTCAATAGTATTGATGTTGAGAAATCAATGTACACCATGGACTACATCTATGCTCCGAGTCTACGTGACATTGCTTTGTTCTTGGATAAGAGCTACGAAACTTGGGTAGAAATATTCAATTCCATAAATAGATTCATAAAGCTATGCGAGACTTCGATTTCTAGAGAGAGTTCCAGCTATTGGGGTTCTAACTTTTTGAAGAATGTTGAAAGACTTCGTGCAGCAAACTTATTTTTGCCAGAGATAAAAGATAAATATGTCAGAGATTATGCTTTCCTTGAGAACCTGCAATCTGAATTATCTGCTAGATTTGGTGATTCTCGTACAATGTATCACGGCGACTTACATTTCGCAAATATGTTCTACGACTTTAACACGAAACAACTTAAATTAGTAGATCCGCGTGGTGAGTTCTCAGGTCACTGGTTCTACGATATGGCTAAACTAATGCATTCGGTAGTTGGCAAGTATGACTACATTGATTCACAATTGTATTCAATTACTTCCGATGGCGAAGCGGTGTATTATGATAAGGGACATGAGCAAATCATAAAAGCGTTTAGAGATGTGTTTGGCGAAGAAACTGAATTGTTGAGAAAACTGACAGCTTCTTTGTTCCTAACTATGATACCGCTACACAAAGACAATCCAACTAATATGCGTCTATTCTATAAAGAATATGAACGACTACTAAATGCCGAGGAGAAAACAAATGACTAAAGAAGTAAGAGTAATCACAGCTGACAAATGGCTTAACTGTGAACATTTGCTAGGAACTTTCCTAGACGAATCGCACTACGATCTTCTTATCGAAGAAGACTGCGATTTCTATATGCCAAACAATTCTTTGCTAGAAGGCAACGGCGAACACAACATTGCATTCAAGTTTCGCAAGGGAGTTTACACTGCTGAAGAACAACTCGGTGCATACGAAGGACTCATCAAAGGTGCAACTGAAAGCCAGAATCGTGGACTTGCAGCTGGACCAAAGACCGAGCAGTGCGGTGGTCGTGATTGGGTGACTGATTGGCAGATGGCTGTGCTTGATGCTATGATGAATCCGCATACCACACTTGATGGTTCTGACCCAGTACAGACGTTGATTGCTGAGAAAGCCAGTTATAAAGCTGAGTCAACTCGCGGTCTGGTCTGGCTACGCAACAAGATTACTGCTCGCCTAGAACCGAATGAAGAATACGAAGGTTTCTTTGACACTTGGTTGGCTAAGGCTGTCAAGCTATCTAAACAAGAACAGACCAAACAAGCCAAAGAAATGGCTGATTGTATTTCTGGTACGACTTATGCCACTGTCGTCAACTCAGGTATCGCTGGTTTCTTTGACCGTTATCCGCGCATCCCTTATGGTCGCATGTGCGCTTACAACTGGAAGAACCCAGAACTGTTTGAGAAAGCGTTCCCATACTTCCGTAAGCTAGATAAGTTCTTCAAAGATTTACTACCACAACGCTATGGCATTCAGAAGCAACATTCTGATGCGCTAGATAAGCGTTTCCGTGTTGCTGAAGATACTGTCTTTACCACGATTACTATTAACAAGAATTTCCGTACTGCCGCACATCGAGATGCTGGCGACCTTGCTGAAGGATACTCTAACCTTGGTGTCGTTACCAACGGTAAAGATTATCGCGGTGGCTACTTGGTATTGCCAGAGTTCCGAGTAGCAATCAATATCCGCCCAGGAGATGTGTTGCTTGTTGCTAACCATGCAGCGATTCATGGCAATACGGAAATCCTACCACCATCAGATGACTGCTGTATGGACTGCGTCGAGCGCATGTCTATCGTCTGTTACTTCCGTGAGAACATGAAAGAACTTGGTTCATGGGAATATGAAACTCTGCGTCGTGACTTCGTAGAAGCACGTCGTCTGAACCAAGACCATCCTGAATGGCGTCCATTATGGAACGGTGTATCACCTAACATGTGGGAAAGCAAAGAGTGGTATAAGTTTATCGAAGGAATGCCAGACAAAGATGGTAAAGATATGCTTGCTAGATATCATCCGGAAGCACTTGAAACTAAACCAACTTCTCTCGAGGCATTCTTTTCATGAAAGATGTAACAAGTTATAAAGGTGTTGTGCATGCTCTAGTGAAGGATACTGACCCTATCCTTTCACAGGAGATGCCTAGATTTGATTTTGATAATCCAGCCATCGACCCGATTCAATTAGCATACGATCTAGTTGAATCTATGCGCCACCATGGCGGTATCGGTCTTTCTGCTAATCAGATCGGTTTACCTTACAGAGCATTTGCGATGGAAGCTGTTCCTGCTCTTGTTTGTTTCAATCCTAAATTGATTGACGAATCTAGCGAAGAAATTATGTTGGAAGAAGGGTGTTTGTCTTTCCCTGGACTTGGTATCAAAATTAAACGAGCGCGTCATATCAAAGTTCGTTATGCTGAACCGAGTGGCGAAATCATGACAAGAAAGTTTACTGGCATGGCTGCTCGTTGCTTTCTCCACGAATTAGACCATATGAATGGAACTAAGTATATTGACCGAGCTTCTTTCGTCCAGAAAGAAATCGCACTGAAACGCCAGAAGAAACTGGCAAAATTGAAGAGGATATTAAAATGAGTGTAGAAGTTATTAAATTGACTACTGGCGAAGAAATCATTTCTGAGCTGGAAGATAAGGGCGACTCTGTAGAGTTGACCAATGCTATGTTGGTTGCTGTAAATGATGGTCGCTTAGTGTTCATCCCTTACATGCAGTACACATCTGCTGCTAAGTTTGTTACCATCGATAAGAAACATATTATGTTTATTGTCACTCCAGTTGAATCGTTGGTTGATGATTTTGAAAATGCTACTGCTAAGGTCACCAAGCCACGCAAGAGCATCGTATCGTCGGTGCCGTGATGGAAGTCAAACTAGTAAAACTAATTACAGGCGAAGATATTATTTGCGAACTTGAGATGACTGATGTTCAAGTAGCACATAATCCATATTCGCTTGCCATGCACCCAGATAAAGGGTTGGTCTTGATGAAGTTCTCGCCGTATGCTATCACTGAAAAAGTATATCTTGAGAAATCTTCCATCCTATGCATTCTTGACCCACAAGAACCACTAGTCAATCACTACAAAGAATTGACTGGTAAAATCATCACACCAAAACAAGGAATCATTGTATAATGGAAATCAAAGTAGAAATTGAAGAACTGCGCAAGCGCAAATTGTTTGTCGCAACACCTATGTACGGTGGACAATGTCATGGTACATACTGTCGCTCTGTCGCTGACTTAACTGCTATGTGCGTCAAGTATGGTATTGAGATGCGAGTTTATTACCTGTTTAATGAATCGCTGATTACTCGCGCTCGCAACTACTGCGTTGATGAGTTCTTGCGTTCTGACTCGACTCACATGATGTTTATCGACTCGGATATCGGATTCAATCCGAATGACGTTCTTTCGTTGCTTGCGTTGCAGGATGATGAATCTCCGTACGATATCATCGGTGGTCCATATCCTAAGAAATGCATCTCTTGGGAAAAGATCGTACAAGCTGTCAACAAAGGTGTAGGCGATGAGAATCCTAACGAACTTGAAAAATACGTTGGCGACTTCGTGTTCAATCCAATCGTCGATGCTGGTCAAACTGAAATCAAACTGAACGAACCAGCTAAGGTTCTTGAGATCGGAACTGGCTTCATGATGATTAAGCGCAAAGTGTTCGACGAATACAAAGCTGCTTATCCGCAATACAGCTACAAGCCAGACCATGTTCGCACTGCTGCGTTTGATGGTACTCGTGAAATCCATGCTTACTTCGACTGCATCATCGATCCTGCGACGAAGCGTTATCTGTCGGAAGACTACATGTTCTGTCAGAATGTAATCAAGATGGGCGGAACAATTTGGCTATGTCCGTGGATGGAACTACAACACACTGGTACTTACACCTTTGGTGGTTCGCTGTCTGCTCTTGCTTCTATTGGTGCTTCCGCAACAGCCGACACTGGTCTGTTGAAGAACCAAAAGAAGAAGAAGTAATTTTACTAACAAACAACTTTAGAGTATAATATAATGATTGAAGCTGACCGTGTAAAACTCAAGAAAGTTCTTGATGACGTTTCCAATATGATGACTATGGTTGAGGCAGAGCGATCTGCCATCAACGAATCCATCAACGAAGCAAGTAAAAACTTTAACATTGATAAGAAGGTCTTGCGCAAAATTGCCAAGACCTATCATAAACAAAACTTCAATGATGAAGTAGCAACAAATGAGACGTTCGTAGAAGTCTACGAACAATTGACCAAACAAGGATAATATTATGAAGATCTCAAGCCAAACCCTTTCCATTCTGAAGAACTTCTCTTCTATCAATGGAAACATCCTAGTCCGTGCAGGTTCAACCCTGTCGACTATCTCACCGCAGAAGAACATTCTAGCTTCTGCTGTCGTTTCTGAAAACTTCCCGACCAGCTTCGCGATCTATGACCTCGGTCAGTTCCTCGGTGCTGTCAGCTTGTTCGAAGATCCTGACTTTGACTTTACTGACAAGTTCGTCACTATCTCTAGCGGTAAGCGTAGCATCAAGTATTGGTTCGCTGAGCCAAGCATGATTCTTGCTGCTCCTGAGAAGAAGCTACAACTTCCTACCGAAGAAGTTGTGTTTGATGCGTCTGCCTCTAACATCAGCGAAGTGTTGAAAGCTGCGAGCGTCCTTCAGGCTCCAGAAATCGCTGTTGTTTCTGATGGTTCGAGTCAGACAAAGCTGGTTGCTACCAACGTCAAGAACGATACTTCTAACGAATATCACGTTGACGTTGCTGTTACCAACGAAGCAAAGTTCCGCATGGTATTCAAGTCTGAGAACTTGAAACTAATCAGCGGTGACTATAAAGTATCCATCTCGTCGAAGGGTATGGGTAAGTTCGCCAACGAAAAGGCTGGACTTGAATACTTCATCGCAACAGAAAGCAGCTCAAAATACGGTCAATGATTCTAAACGATCGCCCACTCATCAAAGTAGTTGACAATTTCCTGACTAAGGAAGTTTGTCAAGATATCATAAATGAAGCAACTCCATTGTTGGAGCCTTCTAAGATATCGGGCGGTGAATCTGGATATCGTACAAGCAAGAGTACATGGCTATCGCATACGCATAGCCATGCTACTGTGTCCTTACTTGAAGCTGTTACCAAAGTAGCAAATGTTGGTTTAGAGTATTGCGAACCGATCTCTATCATTAAATATGAATCGGGTGAAGAATACAAGAAACATGTAGACTTCAACACTCTATCCACCAACATTCGAGTTGCGACTGTAATCATTTACTTAAATGATGTTTTATCTGGCGGTTTAACTTCCTTTCCGAAATTAAACTATTCAGTAAAGCCTGTTTGTGGCAGAGCATCATACTTTAGATATGATTACAAAGACGAAGAAACAAATATGAAAACACTCCACGTTGGCGAACCACCAACTAATGGAGCAATTAAATGGATTGCCACTGTATGGATTCACGAAAAACCATACAAGAGGATTATATGATGAAGGAATTATATTATGATGAAAGACGACTTTCTATGGGTAGAGAAGTATCGCCCGCACAAGATTGAAGATTGCATTCTGCCAGAAAGTCTGAAGTCGACTTTCTCAGAATTTGTAAAACAGGGTAGCATCCCTAACCTGTTACTGACTGGTTCGCAAGGAACTGGTAAAACCACCGTCGCTCGTGCGATGTGTGAAGAACTCGGACTTGACTATATCGAAATCAATGGTTCTATGAACGGTGGTATCGATACTCTACGCACCGAGATT